GGCCTACTTGGAATCGATTCTAGGGACCGCCAATGATATATACGTTTCGACTCGCAAGATGACCCGCAAGCCGCAAGAGAAGACCGACAAGTACGGGCGGTATCTGGCGGTGCTGTACGAGGGGAGTAATGCGGACATGGACCTAGACGGCGATCAAAGCGAAACCAGCATCTATATGATGCACGGATCGATTAATTTCGCGATGGTCGCATCCGGCAACGCCAAGGAGCGTTACTGGAAATAGCAGTTGACTCGCTAGGGCGTCTAACAGCCCGAAAGAGTTGGTACGGTGCCAGCGGCGGTCTTCTCGGAGCCGTGACGCTAGCTCGGCCTCGAAAGGGGCCGGGCGACTTTTTAGTTTTCTCGGATGACTTTTTAAGGTAGAATTCACGAATCGGACTGACCGCCGAAAAACAATACACAAACCCTCCCGCTGTCGTGTCTTTGTGCTCTCGCACCTCGGCGGTCAAAACGATGGCGGGAGGGGATTTTACAGGGGCAATCATGGCTAAACCGTTGAATGTTGGCAGGTCGTCTAGGACACCTGTCAAGCATATGATTCTGGATCGAATGGTTGGAAAGATCGCGGGCGTGCTTTCAACGCAATCAAGTTCGGTGCCGTGTAGAGCGAATCCATTTTTGGTTGTGGATCTTTGCGGCGGCGATGGAGTTGTTACCGAAGATCACGACGCATCGCCTCAGATCCTCCATCGTCACTGTTGCTGGTTGATAGAGCGAAAACACAGATCAAGGCTTATGGTTTTTGAGCAAAGCCCACACTCGTTTGGGTTGCTTGATTCGTCAACTGCATTCGCGCCAGGTCGAGATGATTGGTTTACAATCCACAATCAGGATTCTCGAGCGTTTGTTATGCCGAAAATGCTTGCCAATCAAGCGGCTTTTGTTCATTGCGATCCGAATTGCGTCGATCAAATACCATTGACAGATCCATTCTTGGATTCATGGAATAAGCACACTACTTACCTTGTTACGCTTGGATGTAATGTCGGAGGCGCAAAACGGGCATCCATTGAAGATCGGGCAAAGTGGTTCTGGTACGTCGAAAGCCTTTGTAAGAGACTCCCAAAAAATCACGATGCGGTTTTGTTTTGGCTCGAGCGTGACGCATCGCAATGGGCCTATCTGCTTTCGATCCCAAAGGTTTGGAGCAGAGACTTCAGCAAGAAGATAGTAGACAAGGCCTCAACTTGGTGGCCAAACGGTCTTGGGATGGCAAACTATCGCGACGAAAGAAAACAGTTCGACTTAAACATCAAGCGTCTATTTTTGACCGAAAAGGAGTTTAATAATGCAACCAACGATTAACGATATTTTGGTTCACTACCCTGAGCTTACAGGCATCCATCCGGCGTGTTTAGCGGTGCCAGCGATCAGCGAAGAAGATTGCAGCGCGCTAAACGAGGACATCGAAAAAAACGGATTGATCGAGGATCTTTTAGTCACCGAAGACGGATTGCTGGTTGACGGTCGAAACCGCTTGATGGCTTGCTATCTGGGCCATGTTGAGGTTCGATTCAAGGTCACAAAAACAGATCCCTGGATCGTTTCGCTATCGAAAAACATTGCCAGGCGGCATCTTACTGTCGGTCAAAAAGCCATGTTCGGCGTTGAGTGGAAGCAACACGAAGCAGAACTGGCCAAGAAAAGGCAAGCTCACGGGCAGACATCTCCAGGCAATAACGCTTATGGAAACATTTCCACAAGCGTTGCTGGTACCGCCCGCGACATAGCCGGCGAAAAGATCGGTGTCAGTGGGAAGTCAGTCGATAAGGCTGAAAAGATTACCGAAGTTGCTCCGGACATTGCCGAGCAAGTCAAGCAGGGCGATATATCGCTTGAGGAGGGCTACAAAGAGGCCAGGAACCGCGAAAAGCAATCGAAGGCCTTACCAGTCGAACAACCTTCCAAAGTCGATAGCAAGGCATTTGCGACGATCATAACAGCCAAGGGCGTAGAGTCGCAGATACCATTGCCAAAGAGCGTGGTGTTCAACCAAACGACCGATGCGGTCGATTGGGCGGCGTACACTTGGAATCCCGTGACGGGTTGCGAGCACGGTTGTAATTTTTGCTACGCTCGAGAAATCGCCCACAGTCAGAGAATGGCCGATTACTATCCAAACAAGTTCGAGCCGACGTTTCATCGATACAGGCTCGAGGCTCCATCGAACATGCCAAAGCCAAAACCGGACAGCGGAAAGGATGGCAGGGTTTTTGTTTGCTCGATGGCCGACCTTTTCGGGAAGTGGGTTCCGGATGAATGGATCAGAAGCGTTTTCGATGCTTGCCAGGATGCACCGGAATGGGAGTATCTGTTTTTGACCAAATGGCCAGCAAGGTATTCCAAAATGCCTTTACTCGAAAAAGCTTGGTACGGGGCTAGCGTCATACGTCAATCGGATGTTTCGAGAGTAGAAAAGGCGATGAAGTCATTCAGCCCTAATGGCGTCAAGTGGATCAGCCTAGAACCAATGCTCGAGCCGATAAAGTTCGAGGATATCTCCTGGTGCGACCTGGTTGTCATCGGAAGCCAAACCAGCACGAATCAGCCCGATGGCCACGTTCCTGAGTTCGCGCCTGAGTTTGACTGGATCGTCGATGTCGTCAATCAATGCAGGGCTGAAGGCGTTCCGTATTACCTAAAAGCCAATCTCGGGATGGATCGGCCAGGAATGAAACTACCGAAACCGGGGCCGAGGCGATGAGTTACCAAACCTACAGCGAATACTTAAAAACTCCTGAGTTTATAGCAACAGTCGCGGCTGTACGCTCGAGGGCTAAAGGCGTCTGCGAAGACTGCAAAAAAGCGGTTGGCGTAGATCCTCATCACGTTCGGTACTGCAAATGGGGGCAGTACGATCCACCTGAGAATCTATTGCTTTTGTGTAGGCGATGCCATGAGCACAGGCACACTTGCCAGAGGTGCGGATTTGTAGCGTTGAAGGCGAAGCATATCAAGGCGGGCTCGAGCGTTTGCGATCAATGCAGGGAGGCCGATCATGGCACGCACTAAACCGCCATCCTTTGATTTCTTCCCAGATGACTTCATCGCAGGGACGTATCATTTGCCGGCTGAAGCGGTCGGTATTTACGTCCGGCTGCTTTGCTATCAATGGAACAACGGAAGCATCCCAAGCGACGAAAGCGAACTTGCCAGGATTGCCGGTGTTGATGCCAACGCAATGCGAACGCATATGCGAACGGTTATGCTAAAGTTCATGCCAGACGGATGCGGCGGTTTGAAAAACGAGCGACTTGAAAAGGAGCGGATGCACAAGCTTTCCATCATCGAAAAGGCTAAAGCGTCGGCAGATAGGCGATGGGCCAATAAAAAACCAGGGAATCAGCAAAACCAGGGCGATTCATCGTCATGCGGTGGCAATGCGAACGCATATGCGAACGGACATGCGAACGCATATGCCAACGCAATGCTCCCTACTTCCAACGTCCTACTTCCTACTTCCAATGATAAAACCCCCCTTACCCCCCAAGGGGGAGGTGTTGTTGTCTCTGAGGAAAAACCGAAACAGCCTGAAAAGCCCGCGGGAGATCCTCAACCGAAGCGAACCCGCAAGACTCAAGAGACGATCGGAGAATTCCAGATCCCGAAGCGACTGGACACCCCTGAGGTCCGTAAGGCACTCAAAGACTTTGAGACAATGCGACTTAGGACAGGCAAGCGGATTCGAGATCGCGGGAATGTTTGCCGAGGTTGGGACACTCGATTTGTCGACGTTGCTCACTTGCTAGCCTGCATCGATATCACGATTGCCAACGAGTGGCAAGGCATCGACCCAAAGTACGTTACGGCCGGGCAGGCGTCATTCGGAAGGCCAGAGCGAAAAACGACCGAGGTCCCAGCCCACAGGAGGTTTTAACCGATGAACACTGAAGAAACCCTAAAGGACGAAGAAGCGTTGATTGGCGGGATCCTTTGCAACCCAGAGACAATCTACCAAGCGGCAGAGCACGTTGACAGCAAGTCATTCATTTCCAGCGGGTTTGGGTTGGTTTTCCAAAGCATCCAAACGATGCTTCAGTCTGGATTGCCGGTTACTAGGGCGAATGTGGCGTTGGAGCTCACTAGGGTTAAATCGGTTGATGCGATCGGAGGCGTCAAGAGGCTCATTGAACTACTCGAAGACGGTCAGCCCCATCATGTGGTTTACTACGCAGAGCAAGTTGCAAAGCACGGAAGACGTCGGAGGCTAAGAGATTTCATTGAGGACATCCGAAGTAGATCGGAGGATCCGGCATTGGACCCGTTGGAGTTAGCTTCCGAAATGGCTCAGGCTGTTGGCATCATGGGCGGCGACGACTCCAACCAGAAGCAGATCGGGCAAGTAGTGGTTGAGTTTTTGGAGCAATGCGAACAAAACAAAAAGATTGGCAAGGAATCTGTTTTATCGACTGGACTGGGACCACTGGACACCGCTCTTGATGGTGGGCTACCAGCGGGGTATATCACGATCGGAGCGAGGCCATCGATCGGTAAGTCTGCCTTTGGATCGGAGATTTGCTATCGAGTTGCCAAACAAAATGTGCCGACGTTGTTTGTTAGCTTGGAAATGAACTTTAGACAAATTGCCTCAAGGTTTGTTTTGAGGTCTTCGACCATGACGACAGCGGATCTAAACCGACTGACATACACGCAAGACCAGATCGATCAGGCGTTTTCTAGTGCGTTGCGTGATGCTAGCGTACCGATGGACTTTTGGCACAAACCAGGAGCAACGATCGCCAAGATTGAATCTAGGATCCGTTCCGACATCGCCAAGCGAGGTTGTCGGCTGGTTGTGATCGACTACATTCAACTTGTAAAGGCTCCAGGGTTTACCGAGCCTAGGATGCGTGTAACGCATGTTTCCAACGAGATCCAGCGGATAAGCAAAGAGTTGAATATCCCGATCGTGATGCTGGCCCAGGTTGGCAGGCAATCCGAGGGCGCGATGCCGGAACTAAACGACCTGAAAGAATCTGGAAGCATTGAAGAAGATTCCGACGTTGTTATACTTCTCCACAGGGAGAAGCGGGACAGCGAGGATCTTATCGCCAAGGTTGCAAAACAGCGAAGCGGTGAAATCTCCGAAGCTGGTTTGGCGATGCGTCGAGGTGTTGTTATGTCCCCAGCAGAGTTGGGGCAAGAGTTTCATGGTGATTTTGCGAAAGGGTCTTATTGATGGACTTTCAAAGGGAGATAGAACGCAATCGGTTTAACATGCACGCATCTGCGGCGATCGGTGGGGTTTTCGGTGAGAATCAAACCAGCCGGGAACAGATCGCTAAAGCATTTGAAATAGCAACTCAAATGATGCTTGTGGAATCGCTTGCATGGGAGTCGTACTTACTACGCAAAGCACAAGCAACGATCGACATCAAGCGAAAGGAGCAGGGTTTAACCTAATGCCACGATCAATCCTAACAACATCGCAGCCTCAAGCCTTGATCGACGAGGCCAAGCGACAAGCGAGCCTTGAGGGCGTCAACCTCTCGGAGTTTGTCGGCAAGGCGATCCGCAAAGCGATCGACAAGCCATCGAAGAAGATCGACAAGGAGATCCAAAATCAAGTGCGGTATAAGCCGAGGGGGGCGAAGTGAAGCTATCGCGATCGGTCGCAGAGCTAGAGCAGCGAGTCAATGACCTTGAGTGCAAACTGCAATCAGCGATCATTGCCAAAGAGAAGGCACAAAAGGATGCGGCTTGGTATCGTGCCAAGTTGCTTGGGTTCGTAACGACAAGGTGGATAAAGCAGGAGAAAGCGAAAGATGGTTTTTAACATTGGCGATAGAGTGCGATTCAAAAATGACGCGACGAATCAGCGATGGTCGGTCGTTGACATCTACCCTGCAATCGGTAAGGTGCAGATTTGTGCGAAAGACTTAGGTGTGTATAGGGTTGTCGAGCCATCTCTGCTTGTCGAGGTCGATCCAGTCAGCGAGATCAAGCAAGCGATCCGCGAAGTCTTGCTAAGCGATGAGTTCTTAAAGGCGTTCGCAGCGGCGTGGGTTAAGACACCGCTGATACACAAGTCCGAAATGAACTTGACCATTGAACCGATTACGAAGGATGATAAATAATGAGCGACGCAGTAAACCCAGACCACTACAAGCGACTACCAGCGGAAGCGATCGAGATCATCGAGTCGGCGATCCAAGGGGCTCCAAGCGTTGAGGCTGCGTACCTGCATGGGCAGGTCTTGAAGTACATTCTCCGCTGTTGGTCGAAAAACGGCATCGAGGATCTTAAAAAGGCCAAATGGTATTTGGATCGGTTGATCGATTCGTTCGATGAGGATGAAAAACAAAAAGCCTCCGACCTGCAATCGCTGAAGGATTGTCCGCTTGGAGAGATGGAACAACCCGCATGGAATCCGAATATTCCCCATGGCTATCGCAAGCTTAAAGATTCATCGGTCGAGCTAAGGAAACTTGGCGATCTTAGATGGAGCATTTCGCAGAAACGCTACGTTGAAATCGGCGAGGAAGAAATCGGCTACGCCAACCGCGACAACTGGGCAGCGTACAGGAAGATCGAACCAGTTGTTAAGCAATCCTTAACAACTGAACCGCCGGACGGTTGGCGATGGCTTGAGGTTGGCGAGAAGTTTTTCCTAGGCGATACGACTGTTGACGGAGACGGATCACCTTACTTAAAATCGCTAATAAGCAAGCAGTATTGCGAAAAGTGGAAGTGCCAGATGAGTCGCACGTTCATCCGTCGCAATCGCTTTGAGGTTGGCGAGAAGGTGGTTGTAAAAGACAATACCGAAATATGGGAAGTAGACTCGATTGTGAATGGAGTCTACCAGTTAAAAAACAATCGAGGTTTCTTTGCATCTTTCCCTGAGCACCTAGCCCCATACATCGAGGCGGCAGAATGATCTACATCGGCATCGACCCTGGACCCGAAGAGCATGGCGTAGTTTGGTACGATGCGACTGCCAAGCGGGTTGTGCGAGCAGAGAATCTGATTACTACCAATCTTGTCCCGTTGCTTTTTGACTTCGACGGCCAAGTGGCTATCGAGTGGATCGAGTCCTACGGCATGACAGTTGGCAAGTCAGTCTTTGAAACGTGCCTGGAAATCGGTCGCTTGGTCGATGCACCCAAGCAACTGAGGCTTATTCCTCGGCGGTTGGTCAAGTTGCATCTATGCGGGACCATGCGAGCCAAAGACCCAAATGTTCGCCAAGCGTTGATTGACAAGCTAGGGACCGTAGGAACCAAGAAGAGCCCAGGGCCCTTGCACGGCGTTTCAGGGCATCTATGGTCGGCGTTGGCGATCGCGGTTTACGCTGCGGAGTGCGTCGAGAGCGAAGCGGAGTACCGGCCAAGGCGATGACCCGTAAGAAAAACCTCCTGAAAAATTTCCCGAATTTCTTTCCGAGTGGACTTGCAAGGGCCGATGATTGTATTACAATTGAGGCACAAGCGACGCACAACGCGACGCGGGACACTAACCGGAGACGATGACAGATGACCAAGTACGAACTAAAGAATGCAAAGATTAACCTGGCAGTCGAGTTGACAATCAAGCGAGATCGATTCGCCAAAGGGCTGAAGACGCCAGGTGTTGACACTGCAGCAATCCAGCGGATCATTGACGCAACGCAAGCGAAGATCGACGAACTGGACCGAGAAATAGCAATTTTAGCAAACTAATCCACGGCCTACGGGCTGGCGGTAGCAAAGGCCAGATAGAACTTACCGCTACTGGACTGGCTCATTGGCCAGAGCGGTTTTTACGCCCCTGCCGGGATGGGCTCCGGCAAACGGAGGAATGAACGATGGAAAAACGCAGAGGCGGCGGCGGGGGGTGCTCGATTTGCGGGGCGGCGATCAGCTTAAAAGCGATCAATCCCCACAAGTGCAATCCGAGGGTGCTAGCGGCGATTGACGCGGCACACGCAAGGGGCGATGATTGGGAATCGCCGGACAATCGCACAGAGTCAGATCGAATCGCGGAGGGGTCCAGGATGCTCAGGATGGCAGGGGATGACGACGGGGAATGACCAAATCCAAACGCGGCGGCAAACGCAAGAGAGCAGGGTCCAAATATGAGCGGAGATTATGATTTCGCCCACGATGCAGAGCGAGCAACCATAGAGCACGATCCAAGCTTAGGTCGAGACGACGTTTCTAGGTGTCTTCCAGGATGGATTAAGACGCTATGCGAGGCGAGTATTTCAGGTAGCGGCTACGCTTTGACCCCAGGGGCCTTGAATGCTTTGCTTCACACGCTTATCGCAGCCAGGGCCAGACAGCACAGGCTTATTCGAGAACGAGACGAAGCCCAATGACCAAATCCAAACGCGGCGGCAAACGCAAAAGAGCAGTCAGGAAGCCCAAGTACAGCAACCGGCTAGGCTCTTGACTTGGGGCCGGATTTGTGCGTTAATTGGGCATCCAACTTTTACGGGGTGCCTTATGAAACTGAACGAAATTCTCAAGTCGAAGCGAGTTTGGGCCGTTGTTGGCACGATCGCTGTCGTGGTCCTCAAAGACCGAACAAGCCTGTCTGAGCAGCAGATTCTGGAAATCGTCGCTTTGATTTCCGCTCTTGTCGTCGGCGATTCTCTTCGCCCGATCACCCCAAAGCCTGACGAGGTGGCAAAGTGATTTCCTTCGAAAAAATCCAGACCGAATCCAAAAAGCACGAGCAAACCTTCGCAGATTGCTACGCCGAGGCTGATGGCAATACTCGCGTCGCTCGAAAGTTACTCAGGAAAAAACTGGTTTCGACTTACGGACTGGATCCGGCAACGATCGCTTTGATTTTTGCATTGATCCAGTTGGCTTTCAAGGCTTGGAAATGGGCCAAGGATAACGGCTACCTGACTGCCTACGCTGCTAGCGATGTGCCGATGGGCTATCTTTTATCGACTGCTTACGACGCAGGCGAACTTGACGGTGACGACGACGAAAACTAGCCCTCGCCAACCCGATCTTTCCCACGAGATAAGGCGTCGGAGAGTTGGCAGGGCTCTGAAATGGAGTTGATATGAGCGATCCCAAACCGCAAGAAGCAAACTACCTTCCGCTGATTTT